CAGATCCAGTATTACGAGCAGAGTGGCTTAAGAAAGTCACTGGTGGTATAGATGAAGATGCTAGAAAAACTTACATAGAAGGTAAGGTTGACTGGAAGACAGATAATCGCTTAGGTGATAATGGTAGAGGGACTGAATGGAAAGCCTACTTCGAGAATGCTACATTAGAATATAACAGAGCTTTCTTGCTAGCAAAAGAAAATGGAGCTACTGATGCTCAAGCTCAAACAGCTGCTAGAGATGCTGTTATGGCTGGATTAAAAAAGGATGATTCATGGCGTAATTACCAAGGTAGTTATCAAAATCCTAACTCCGTAACAAATTTAGGTAAAGCAAGAATTGCTGTAGGTAAAGATAGAACTTTAATCGATAGTGATAAACCTTGGATAGGTGAAGAACCTAATATAGAATTCGCTGTAAAATACTTACAAGGTAAATCAACAAGCATTCCTCAATATTATAGGAACTTCCCTAATATTAAAATGCAACCTATTCAACTTATGAAGCGTAGGTTAACAGCATTAGGATTACTAAAAGATGGTGAATGGGTATTACCAGAAGAAGAGATAAGATCAGACTTACAGAATCTATTTATTAAACCATCACCTGCTAGAACTTATAGAGTTATCACTGATAAGGACCAAGGTCCAGATTGGGTGATAAAACAGTACAATGATGGCAGTAAAGATAACGATGAGATACAAAAAATTATGTTGGAAAAAATAAGACGGCAAGCTCAGCAAGCTCAACGTTACTCAACAACAGATATAGCATATAGAAATATAGTAGAAATACCACCAGAATTGAATGAAGAATTCACAGCTCAAGTTGGAGAGCTACCCGTATATCTTCAACTAGCAAATTTACAGCCAGAGGTAGCTAAGGCTCTCGTGGCTGATACATTAATGACATAAAACAATGCCACAAGATCCTTCTGTAGTGATCGATATAGAAGGTCTCAATGATGCAATGAAAATGCATGGAGACTATGCTGATCAACTACGAAATACAAGAGAATCAAAAGCTGTGGTCCAACAAGAGACTGCAGCTGAAGAGACTCAGACTAAGGCTGAGTTAAAAGATCCAAGAAATGAAGAAGAATGGGGACTTAAAGCATTAGCAAAAGAAGGCCAATCAATTCTATCAGGTGGTTTACAAGACACTGCTTCCTCTTTAACTACTTTCCCAGAGCGTACTATAGATGCATTCTCTGGGGAAATGGCAAGAGAAAGAAAAGAACCAGGTGGATATAGACCTGATTGGGATCCCTTTACTGATCACGATAACCCTATAATAACAAAAACATGGTGGGGTAAATTAGCTAGAGGTGCTGTACATTTCGGCTCCTTAGCTGCTGCCATTATACCTGCTGCTAAAGTAACAGCTGCACGATTAGGTGTAGGTGCTGCATGGGCAGGAGCACATAGTATGGTTAGAGCTGCTGGAGTCGGTGCTGTATCTGATATCATATCAAAAGAATCAGATGGGCATAATGCTCTAGGAGCCTTACGTAAACAATATGGATTCATTGATACCCCTATAACTACTCAAGATTCTGATCATCCTGTAGTGATGAAAGTAAAGAATATAATGGAAGGTATGGGTATTGGAGCTATATTTGATGGACTAGCTATAGCTATAGGTAAGGGTTCTAATAAAGCTTACGCGTTAGTTAAAGCTAGAAATGCTAGTATTAAGAACCAAGACATAGAGAATGGTCTAACTCAATTAAGAAGAGGAGATCAAAACTTCCGTGCTTCTAAGAATAGACCAGTAGCTGATGCTCATCAAGGAGCTGATGTATCTGAACAGACAGCTTATGAAGCATGGGAAACTAATAAGAAAACACGTACTGATTGGGGTTCAGAAGAAGGATCTACGGGTTCTGTAACAACTCCTGTTCAACGTGAACGTATTGCAAGAGAAGGAGATGTAAGTGAAGCTACGGCTGAAACCATCTTAAGGAATCTATATAGTTCTGATAAGTTCAGGGCTGTAGTTAATCAAGCTAAGAAGAGTAGAAAGACATTAGTAGAAGTATTTGGTGATTCTATTATGGCTCATCAACGTATTACTCAAGGTAGGAATGCTGCTGAAATGACAGCTGCTGAATACCTAGAAGACTTATGGAAATCTAAAGATAGTTATGATGTAACTAATGCAGCTGGGGAAGTAGTTGATACTATTGAAACATTTACTAGTAAGAATATAGTTGTAGCTGATTTAACTGTAGGTACATTACTACATCAAATAAGAGATACAGGTATTGCTGGTAGAGAACTAGCTGATATTGTAGATCTTGGTGATATAGATGGACCTGCTGCACAGGTCGTAGATACACTATTAACTGCATTACAGGAGACTAAGAAAGCTAGAATTATTAAATCAGATAACTTCAGACAGATAGGTGCTGGTAAACAAAGAGAATTCTTAGAGTCAACATTAACAAAAGAGATGGCTGACACAAGGGAGTCTATAATGTCTATCCTTAAGATCGCCAAAGAGGATGCTGATGATGGACTTATGAATGCTTTATTTGAAACATTCTCTGCAATGAAGACTGTTAATAGTCTAGATGATATTGATAATTGGGCTAGAAAAATGATTAAAGGTGGTAGAATTACTGCTGATAGTCCAGATCATACTGGTGTACTTATTAGAGAACTTGAAGGGATGTTTGTAAACAGCGTTCTAAGCGGTCCTAAGACACCTCTAAGAGCTATTCTAGGTACAAGTTCAGCAACGTTCTTAAGACCGTTTGCTACGACCTTTGGAGCTGCTATGCGGTATCCTTTTACAGGTGACACTGCTACGATAAGAGCTGGATTAGCATCAATGAATGCTATGATGGAAGCTATCCCTGAGTCATGGGTTCTATTTAAAGAAAGACTCAACTCATATTGGGCTGGTGATATCTCTAATATTAAATCACGTTATGTAGAATATACTAGAAATGATAATAATTGGGATATATTAAGACGTTGGGTTGAAAGTGGTAGAGCTACAGATGGTGATAAGGCTGCATTTGCTATGGCTAATATGGCTAGAAACGCTAACAATAGTAATTTACTTACTTACTCAACTAAGCTTATGGCTGCTACTGATGATGCCTTTGGGTACATATTAGGTAGAGCTAAAGCTAGAGAGAAAGCTATGCGTAATGTTCTAGATATACAATCTTCAGGTGGTAAGACTCCTGAGATTACTAGAGAATTAATGCAAGCTTATGAACAAGATTTCCATGGTCAGGTATGGGATGCTAATGGAGATATAACAGATGAAGCTGTTAAGTTTGCTAAAAGAGAAGTAACACTAACACAACCGTTAACTGGATTTTCAAAAGGATTGAATGATGTATTTACTGCTAACCCATGGGCCAAGCCTTTCTTTCTGTTTGCACGAACTGGTATCAACGGTCTTAGTTTAACTGCTAAACATACTCCTGGTTTTAACTTCTTAGTTAAAGAATGGAATGAGATAGCTTTCGCTAATGCTAATGATCTATCTGAAGTTATTAAGTATGGTATTACTACACCTGAAGAACTACTAAATGCTAAGGCATTACAAGTTGGTCGTTTAGGTATGGGTTCTGCTGTAGTTAGTATGGCAAGTTGGTCATGGATGTCAGGTAACATGACAGGTAATGGACCAGCTGATAGACAGAAAAGACAGATGTGGATAGATGCTGGATGGAAACCAAGACATGTTAAAATAGGTGGTGTATGGGTAGGTTATGAATCCATTGAACCTTTTAACCAAATCATGTCACTTATATCTGATATTGGTGATAATAGTTTATTAATGGGTAGTGAATGGACAGAAAAAGAACTACTTAAAACTTCACTTGTATTAGCTCAAGGTATAGCAAGTAAGTCATACCTTGCTGGTATGCAACAATTCGTTGATTTATTTGCTGGTAGACAAGGTCAAGCAGAACGTATTTTTGCTGGTTTAATGAATAATACAGTACCTCTAGCAGGTTTAAGGAATGAAATGGGTAAACTATTTACACCTTATACACGTGAATTAGGTTCAGGTATTGACCAAGCATTACGTAATAGGAACCTCATTAGTGAGAATCTTCCTGGTGATGACTTACCTATTAAGTATGATATATTAAATGGTAGACCTATTAAAGATCATGACTTCTTAACAAGAGCATTTAATGCATTTAGTCCTATTTCTTTAAATCTAGACCATAGTCCTGGTAGAAAACTACTATTTGATAGTGGGTATGATATGAGATTATCTACATATTATTCACCAAGAGGTGATAATTTATCAGATAGTCCACGTATTAGATCTATGTTCCAGAAAGCTATTGGAGATCAGAACTTAGAATATGAATTAAATAAACTTGCAAATGATCCTAAGATTCAAGAATCAATAAGAAACATGAATATGGTTATTGATTCAGGTCAACGTGGAGATTATGAAGCAGGCGATTTCTATCATAATATACAGATTGATAATCTAATGAATAGGATTCGTAAGAAAGCATGGGCATCTATTGCAAATGATCCTAGAGTATACTTATTAACTAAGGAACAGAAGAAGAAG